TCCATTCGGGACATATTAATGTTGGGGACATATTATTATCACGAAATTATTAGAAAGACAATTGTTTCTTTCGGAAGTCTTTTTAATGATATTCACATTCAACATAAAAATAGCACTGATGATGTTATTTCCGATATGAGAGTAGGACTATCATATGGTCCTATGCAAAAGTTTTTGGCAAAGTTAGAGCAACAAGCAAATTTAACAAAACCTGTTGCTATAACATTACCAAGAATGTCGTTTGAGATGAGTAATATTCAATATGATCCAACAAGAAAAACTGGTGTAACTCAAACATTTAAAGCAAGTGACGGTCAAGGAAATGTAAAAAAAGTTTTCATGCCGGTTCCATATAACATTGGATTTGAATTAAATATTTTTACAAAATTAAATGATGATGCTCTTCAAATTGTAGAACAAATCTTACCATTTTTCCAACCATCATTTAACGTTACTGTTGATTTAGTAGAATCAATTGGTGAAAAGAGAGATGTTCCTGTTGTATTAGAAAGTATTGATTTTCAGGACGACTATGAAGGTTCTTTTGAAACTCGTAGAGCATTAATTTATACTTTGAGATTTACTGCAAAAACATATCTGTTTGGTCCAATAGCAGAAAGCACAGATGGTCTCATTCGTAAGGTACAAGTTGATATGTACGCAGACACAAATACCCAAACTGCAAAACGTGAAATGAGATATACCGCAGTTCCAAATCCAATAACTGCAGAACCAGGTGATGATTTTGGATTTACCGAGAGTTGGGAATTTTTAGGAGACTCCAAAGAGTATAGTCCTACTAGACAAGAGGATGTTTGATTGTTATGAATAATAATTATGATTCAATCGATGAGGCTCTGAATATTGATAGTGATATTGTAGAATCAAAACCAATCAAAAAATCTGAGATTATAAAATCTAAGGATGATGATATAGAGAAAGATTATGTCTATAGTCGTGCGAACCTCTACTCTCTCATAGAGAAGGGTCAGGAGGCAATCAACGGCATTATGGAGGTAGCAGGGGAAGGAGGCAGTCCAAGGGCATATGAGGTCGCAGGGCAGTTGATTAAGAGTGTTGCCGATACTACTGATAAGTTAATTGATTTACAAAAGAAACTTAAGGATGTAGAAGACGAAACTAAAAAGACTACAAATAATGTTACCAATAATGCAGTGTTTGTTGGGTCTACATCAGAACTTCAAAAAATGCTTAAGCAAGGTTTTCTAAATAATAAAGAATAGACTACTTTTCATCGATGAAAAAGTGTAAGCAAGGATATTATTATTGTTATACTGATAAAGTATGTAAACCGATTTCGAAGGGTTTAAGAGTAACCGCTAGATTTTCTGGTGGTGGGAAAGAACCAGAAGAAACTGGTATTGATGTGCCCACAAATGGTAATGGAAATGGTGGAAACGGTAATGGGAATGGTGGTAATGGAAATGGTGGTGGAAATGGTGGTGGAAATGGTGGAGGGGTAAGTGAATCGAAAAGTGGTGATAGTTCTTTGCGTGACTGGTTTGGTAAGAGTAGGTCTAGTGATGGCAAGCCTGGTTGGGTTCAATTGGGTGGTAAATATGCCGGAAAACCCTGTGCCAAACAACCAGGACAAACCACAAAACCAAAATGTGGATCCAGCAAAATGGCCGCAAATTTAGATGATAAGGAAGAGAAAAAAGCATTTAATAGAAAGCAACGTCAAGATCCAAATCCAGATAGAAAAGGGAAGGCAATCAACGTGAAGACAGAAGAAACTGTAGTAGAAAAGGCAGGTGAGAAAGATGCCTGTTATAAGAAGGTTAAGAGTAGATATAGTGTTTGGCCTTCTGCATATGCTTCCGGAGCACTTGTGAAGTGCCGTAAGGTTGGTGCTGCCAACTGGGGTAACAGTACTAAGAAAGAGTCATATGAATTATCAAACTGGAGAGATGACTTCGAAGCAACAGAATATGAATTTGTTGACCTCATCAAACCAGAACCAATTAAAGGTGGTCAAGAGCAGATTGATGAAGGACAGAAGTGTTGGAAAGGATATGAGAAGAAAGGAACCAAAAAGATGTTTGGTAAAACTTATAATAACTGTGTAAAGAAGGAAGGGTATGATGTTGGTGATGTTGATCAAAAAATTGGTGCCGTAACTCCTATTCCTAAAGATGAAAGAGAAGCAGCAAAACAAAGATTACTTGCTAAGGCAAAGGCAAAACGTGAAAAAATGAAAGAAGAAAAAGAAGAATCTAAAGTCGGTGGTGGCAACTTGAAGAAACTTACGGCAAAAGCAGTAAGAAGAATCGATGCCGATGTTGATGGTGATGTAGATACTGATGATATGAAATCGTCAGAAACTGGAGAATTTGTTCCTTCACCAGATGGAAAGAAAAAATTAAAACCAAAGGTAAGATTTGAACAATCTGACTGGAAAAATGAACTTGAAGAGAAAGCAAAGGATTGTTGGGACACTCACAAAAAAGTGGGTATGAAGATGAAAGGTGGTAAATTGGTAAACGATTGCCGTCCAAAAAATGAAGAGACGGAAGTTTTGGAAGGAGCAGCATGGACAAAAAAGTCTGGTAAAAATAAATCTGGAGGACTCAACGAAAAAGGACGTAAGTCTTATGAAAGAGAAAATCCTGGTAGTGATCTGAAAGCACCTAGTAAAAAAGTTGGCAATCCCCGTAGGAAAAGTTTTTGTGCAAGAATGAAGGGAATGAGAAAGAGACAAAAACCTTCTAATAATACTGGTGATGATAGATTGTCTAAATCATTAAGAGCTTGGAATTGTTAATTTGATTTTATGAGTGACGTATATCTTGGTAATCCATTATTAAAAAAAGCAAATACTGCGATTGAGTTTACAGAAGAACAAATTATTGAGTTTCTAAAATGTAAACAAGATCCAGTTTATTTTGCAAACAACTATATTAAAATCGTTTCTCTTGATGAGGGTTTAACACAGTTTCATCCTTATCATTTTCAAGAGAAACTAATTCATAATTTTCACAACAATAGATTTAATATCTGCAAGATGCCACGACAGACTGGTAAGTCTACTACTGTGGTATCATATCTTTTACATTATGCACTTTTCAATGACAGTGTAAACATTGGTATTCTGGCAAACAAAGCATCTACTGCTAGAGAATTGTTAGCAAGATTATCAACCGCATACGAAAACTTGCCAAAATGGATGCAACAAGGTATTCTGGTATGGAATAAAGGAAATATAGAACTCGAAAATGGCAGTAAGATATTGGCATCATCTACGTCTGCAAGTGCTGTCCGAGGCATGTCGTTCAATATCTTATTTCTCGACGAATTCGCATTCGTCCCTAATCACGTCGCTGACTCCTTCTTTGCATCTGTTTATCCTACTATTACTTCCGGTAAAAGCACAAAGGTAATTATTGTATCCACACCACACGGTATGAATCATTTCTACCGTATGTGGCATGATGCGGAAAGAAATAAAAACGAATATATTCCTACAGAAGTTCACTGGTCAGAAGTTCCTGGAAGAGATATTGTTTGGAAAGAACAAACAATTGCAAACACATCGGAACAACAATTTCGGGTTGAGTTTGAATGCGAGTTCTTAGGTTCTGTTAATACACTTATCAATCCATCAAAACTCAAGACTTTAGTATATGAAGACCCGATACAAAGAAATGCAGGATTAGATGTTTATGAAAATCCAATTCCAGAGCACAATTATCTAATTACAGTTGATGTTGCTCGTGGACTTGGTAATGATTATTCGGCATTTATTGTTTTTGATATTACAGAGTTTCCTTATAGAGTAGTTGCAAAATATAGGAATAATGAAATAAAACCAATGTTATTTCCTAATATCATATTTGATGTAGCAAAAGGTTATAATCAATCTTGGTTATTGATAGAGGTTAATGATATTGGTGATCAAGTTGCTAGTATTCTTCAATATGATTTGGAATATGAAAATATTTTAATGGCAACTATGAGAGGTAGAAATGGACAGATAGTGGGAACAGGATTTTCCGGTAAAAAAACTCAACTTGGAGTTCGTACAACTTCTGCGGTTAAAAAATTAGGATGTTCAAATCTTAAAACTCTTGTAGAAGATGATAAGTTACTTGCATCTGATTATGAAATTATATCAGAACTAACTACATTTTCACAAAAAGGAAATTCTTTTGAGGCAGAAGAAGGATGTAATGATGACTTGGCAATGTGTCTTGTAATATTTTCTTGGTTAGTAGCACAAGAATATTTTAAGGAGATGACAGAGAATGATGTAAGGAAGAGAATATATGAAGAGCAAAAAAATCAAATTGATCAGGACATGGCTCCATTTGGTTTTATCGAAGATGGAATTAACGATGAAACAACTTTTGTAGATGATTCAGGGGATAGATGGTATGCAGATGAATATGGAGATAGATCGTATATGTGGGATTATAGGTAATGTCTATTGACGATGAGATAGAACTAGAACACTTATTATTTTTTGATCGCAAATGTAGAGTTTGTGATAAGGTCAAAAGTCTACTTGATGATTTTTACCTTACAAGAAAAGATAGAGGCACACTTCCATCTGCATATTCATATGAGTGTAAAGAGTGTACAATAAATCGCGTAAAAAAAGGCAGAAAGAGTAATTTGAATTGGGAATACCCTGATTGGTGAATATTCACGCACCGTTTCCCCGGTGAAAATACCCCTTTCCATAAATATTTTTAGATAAATTGGATGCGAGGGAAAAACAAGATGCCACTAAATTTAGCATCTCCCGGTATTGTAGTAAGGGAAGTGGATCTAACGGTAGGT